AGGCATTTCTATCACTCATTGTTTTATAGTTCATAAAGTGAGTCTTTGATGTACTCTCACCTTTGCCGAACATATAATTAATTATATCCTCGTCTGTTGTACCTTGTAAATATTTTCTCATAATGTATTCTCCTTATTCATATTATAATTTGTGAAGCATATTTTGTCTGTGCCCGTTAGTGTGCTTCAACTTGATCTGATCACAAGCGACTAGGGGCCCCATAATCATTCATCCGATGGCATAGATTTCATTTCATTATGGGTGAAATTACTCTCGGTGTTTTTGCCATTTACTTTTGCTATGGCATAGTAATCCTCGCAATTACAATTATTGATAAAACTGATAAACCTGTGAATATTAAAAAACTACTAATCATCTTATAAGTAAAGTGGTCCCGTCCACTGGATAGGGTAGTTGCCTTTCAGTACATTACCTCTTGGTTGATTAAGAGCAGGTGCCGCCCAACTTGCAGGTTTCAATACATCACCCTTTTTGAAGTGTTTAAAATCTTCTTTTACTATGAAAGCAAATACTGATCTGTCAAAGATAATCTTGATATATTTTTTACCTTCTTTAACAGTAGTTTGAGATTCATAGTTTTCAAGTTTTTGTCTAGTGTAAGCAGAATCATTTCTACCCATTGTTTGAGCATAATCTTCTTTTGCGGCAGACATCATATTTGTAATACCGTCTTGTAAATTGTCAGCAGATTTAATAATATTAATCATTTTAAAGTTCTCCGAATTCTTGTTTAAACATTTGATAGTAAGCAACTGCCGTGCAATAAGCAAAGAAGGCAGTAAGTGATAATGTGATATATAATAAAATTGTCATTATGCAACCCTCACTAAGTCTTTAATTAATTCAATGTTTCTTTCAATTTGTAGTTTCTCATCAAATGTTCCACTATATGTTTGACCAGTTGAAGTTTCCCAAAGTTTCTTGGCAAACTCAAATTGTCTTTTATATTGCATACTATATTTCATAATGTTTTTTCTTTCGGTTCGTTGTTAATATACTCTTATTATATACTAATCTACGGTAGATTCAAGCACTTTCGGGCATATAATACCATTTTATCCTATTGATTTTATTGAGTTTTTTAATAAATTGAAAAGTGTTGCAAAAATACAACACTAAAAATGCGTATTTTGAGGTGATTTTAGAGTGATTTTGTCAGTCCTAGGGCGTGTTATAACTATGATTCGTTATGTAATATTTTAAAATCTTTATTTGTCGGAAGATTTATCTAGGTTTGATACTTGTATCCCTCTTAGATAGTGTCTTTCTGGATGATAAGAGTCTTTAATCATCTTTTTTAAAATTTTAATTATGAGCATTTTAAATGTTGTCATAATCACGCCTTAGGTTTTAGTGAAGTTTGAGATATCAAATCAAATTTCGGAGTTATTACGCATCCATAGGATGTCGTATGCTTCTATTTAGACAAAATTGGATTTTCACTAATTTCTGGCTGATATTTACATATATAATACGCATCCACCACATCTGTAGCAGGTGAGGTATATTTACATTCGAACATATCTAATACATTGAGACCAGTATCTATGGCGAACTGCTCAGTCATCGCCTCTTTATTTGCATTACCTTTACCTGTCGCATATTTCTTAATTACAGAAGGTGCAATTAGATTATAGTTCCAGTCATTTTGATAGAGTTTGTATTTAAGTAGTCCCATATTTTCTGCAATATGAAAGACTCGACCCTTTGAGGCGAATGAGTAATCTTCTAGATTGATTATGTGCGTCTTTCTAGAAGCCATAGATTTAGGGTAATATGTATTAATTACATCTATAACCCAGTCTGCAATATTTTCATATCGTTCAGACTCAGACGAGTATGGTTTGTGTTCAGTACCCTCGAAAGATACACCATTGTGCTTGTATGCACCTGCATACTTCTTTTTAGTTGTTAGATAGTAAAACTTACAATCTTCGTATCTGAATTCATCAGTACTAGTGTTTATACATACTCCAGGACAACTTAGACTGTAATCAATCCCAATCTTCATCTATATCTGTTTTTACTTCAACTTCTTCTTCGTGTTCATGGCCACAGAATGGACAAAATTGTTCCATATAATCTTCTGGTAGTTCATGTTTAACTGTATATTCTGCTGAACAATTGTCGCATTTCTTTTGTAATATCATTAAATTCCTGCTGGTTGTGAAGTGATATCTACAATCTCACAAGCGCCCGCTGTACAAGCAAGTTCTTGAGTACCAGTTGTATTGTCATCACTTTCATAATTCGATAGTTCTTCAAAGTTAACTGACTTAGGCATTAACTTTCTAAGTTCGTTATATCTTTCTTTATCTATATCTTGATAAGGTGCTTGTTGATATGTATGATCAGAATGAGGTAAGAAACTCACACCTGATACTTCGTCAAAATGTTTGTATACCCATGCACCTACTTCCATCCACTCGTGGGATCTTACTGATACTGTACAAGAAGGTTTGTGTTCACACCAGTTTCTTTGATATCTTAACCAAATCTCTAACTGTTCAATAGCAGTAAACTCATCTCTTGTAACCGCACCTTTAGGTGAAGCAGTAGGGAAAGAAAATACACTTACAACTGATGGATTCATTACATCTGGTTCGTGTGGTATGCCTTGATCTTTCATCATTTGAGTTAGTGGGTCTTTATTATCACCTCTTACAGTTCTAATATAATAATCACTATGTCTTGTATGAATACCTGAAGCACTATCAACTAACTGACTTACAGTACCAGAAGGTTTAATACAAGTTGTAGCAGCAGATTGAGGTATCTTGAGTTTCTTTGCAAAATCTTTATTCGTTTCTACTGCCATTTCTCGCATAGACTTTAATAGTTTAGGATCTGCTTCGATTGTTAGTTGATTGTCCATAATACCTGTGAGTGATACACCAAGTAATCTTTCTTCTTCTGTATTATCTCTCCATATTTTTCTTAGATATTTAATATCTGTAAGTGTAGATTGATATGTACCTAGTTGACTTGCAAGTCTAACTTTTCTTTTTAAATCTTTTGCTTCATCTATAGCACGAATGACTACTTCTGTTAGATTACAAAATTGATATGGTCTTAATATAATTTCTGAGCAAGGGTTAGTACCAAATTCATGTTCAGGATCTCTACGACCATTTTCTGCAACTTTCTTTTTCGCAGCTTCACGATTGAATATACCTCTCTCGCCAGACTTTGAATCATATAATGATTTCCATTCGTGCATAAACAATCCCATATCAGGTGTTCTTGTATAACAAGCAGAGTTGTTTGCCAATGCTCTTTGACCATTCATCTCCCACCATTGTCCCATTTTCGCTTTACGAACTCTATCGTCTTGAATATTACTTAGTGAGATTAATGCTGATCTTCTTACACCACCAACCACAACTACTTCACCTACTTTACATACTAGGTCATGGCATTCTAAACTGTCAAGTTTTCTACCAGCAGAATCTCTAAATGTATTGATTGCAAAATCAAATAGATTCACTAATGGTTGAGGACCAGAAGCACGACCACCAAATGTTTTAAGTCTTGCACCTGCAGGTCTTACCTTTGATACATCAATCTTAGGTATCTGACCAGAGTATAACATAGCGATTAGTTCTTTGAATGATCTTGCCCATCCTGTTTTACTATCTTCTACTACGATTATTGTTTCTGATTTTTCAACACGCTCAGCAACTGTTGGCAACTTTTCTACAAGATCCCTTTCTACTGAAAAACCAACGCCTGTGCCACATAATAATATGTACATTACTTCATCAAAGGATCTTACATTGTCAATAGGAATATAACTACAATTATAACCAGCAGTATGATCTCTGTCTAATGCAGGTCCTGCCGTCATCAATGCTCTCATAGAAGGCATTACATCTAGATTTAAAACTGCTTCTTCTAGTTCTTCTCTATTAGGTATATTGTGTTTGTGATTTTCTTTTAGGTGATTTGCCATGAAATCAAAGTATCTTGTTACAGTTTCAGGCCAACTCTCTCTCTTTTTATCTTCATCTACGAACCTTGCGTATCTTGATTTATGAATGTATTGTTGGTAGCTTGTGGGTAGATGATTCGACATAGGGGGTTATATCCTTTTCCAAGAGTTAATTTGTTGTAGTGCTGAAAGTCCGCAAAATGTATTACTATATATAATACTTGCCACCTGTGCTGGTGTCTTTCCTGCAATTATCATATCATTTATGTCTTTGTTTTCTAACGACTTTGGCCATATGACCAAATTAAAATTATTATGTACAGCGTTCATCATACGGTCGACAATTTGTTTATTTCTAGGTTCATTATCATATATCATAGTGCATTGTGAGTGTTGTATATTTACAACAGCATCGGCGCCAGCGAGTGCAATTGCATTGTCAAGAAATAAACTATCGATAGGACCTTCTGTTATCATCACAGGTTTGTTTAAATCAACTCTATCTAAACCATAAATCTTTTGTTTAGAATCATCAAATTTTATTGTGATATACTTAGGTTGTTCTTTGCCAAATGCACGACCCTGAAATGCAAAAAAATTACCTGCTCTATCATAGAAAGGTATTACGATTCTAGGGTGATCATATTCTAAAGATGAAAACTTATTTGGTACTATATCATTAGTCCATTCATAGAAGTTAGGACAGAAGAAAAACTTATCCCAATGTTCTTTAGGTATAAGTCTTTTAAATAAAATTTGTTTTGCAGGATGAGTCAAGACTAGATTATCAAATCGAGTGAGTGTGTCAAGATGACGCTCATATGCAGTTTTTGTTTTTAGTTCTTTTGAGGGAGTGAAATCGAATTCAGTTTTATCTTCTTTTACTTTGCCATCTTTAAATCTTTCAAAGATGTATTCTTTATACATAATCGGATCAAGAAACTTAATAAGATTACCAAGTGATTGACCCATGCCACAATTATGGCATTTGAAAAACATTTCGTTTTTCTTTTCATATACAAACCCTCTTGCTTTATTAGACGACTTCTTAGAGTCGCCACAATGCGGACACCTAAAGTTATATAGTTTATCCGATTTTCTTTTAAATTTTGG